ATCTTTTTTTTACACTAACTCAAATAATCTGTTTACTGACTCTGTAAACTGTGCCAGTATTCGGCTTAGGGGGCAATTTTGCCCGATTAAAGGATGAAATATATGAGAACAAAACCAACGATAACCAACGACCTACCGCAGTTTGACGCTTTACTTTGGTCTTACGAGAACTCAAGAACCTTAGAAATAATTGAGGCCTTACTTAAGGATGTTTTAGGCGAGAACGGCGAGCACTCTTCAGTGCTCAAGGTGATGGAGGCATTTAATGTTATTCGAGGCGGAGGCGAGAGTTTTGAGCGTCCGTCTGAGTTTACTTATTTAAATAAAGTTTTGTCCCAGTTTAATAAATGGGCTGCAAAATAGTGGAGGGGGAAAAGATGGACAATATAAAGACGATTTTACCGGCTAACGCAATATTTAGAGACGAGTGGGTTACCGACAAAAAGATATTTTACTTGCAACGGAGCGGGTTAGGTCATTATTGGCCTAGCATGGCAAGTAAAGGCGGGGATCGGTGGTATAGCTCACACCTGCGAGATTCTAACCCGTTTAAGACATTAGCAGCGGCGGAGCGGTTTATCAGTAAATCAATGGAACGGTTTAAATAGGAGGTATTTAATGAGCATTAAAAACCAAGCAATAACTTTAATCCTGGCTAAAATAGCTAAGGGTATGAAGGCTCAGGATGCGATTAACAGCGTCCTGGGTCACCAGATAGCAGATAAATTAAACCAATTAAGGAGACACAAGATGAAAAAGTTAATTCTAGCCCTAGCGTTAATACCAAGCATAGCTGCCGCAGAGTGTGATAGTGAGTGTCAGCTATTTGCGGAGCTGTATAACCTGCCAGTGCCGACTAGTGCAGCGCCAGCGTACGGCCTACCAGTGCAACCGGCCCTACCAGTACCACAGGATAAAGGGCCATGGGGTACCGGCTACTCTATCGTTACTAGCACAAGGCCGCAGCGTAACTTGTACGATAGAGACGTGACAGGCTCAGAGACTGTTCAGCGCATTGTGCCTAATGACGCTTTAGGGCAGCCAATGAGGGGCTTAGACTTAACTACAGGATGGTAACAATGGGAAGGATAATTAGAGGTCTAATCGGTTTAGTAATGAGTTTGTTTGTATAGAGGAATTATGAGTAAAGAACTAGCACTAAGTAATAATGTCGAAATGCTTAACACGCTGCGTAACACAGTGGCGCCAGGGTTAACCGATCCTGAATTTATGTTGTTTGCTGAGATGTGTCGTGCCACCGGCTTGAATCCAGCCACGAAAGAGATTTGGGCTATCAAAGCAGGTGGACGCTTACAGCTAATGACCGGCATTAATGGCTTCTTAAAGATAGCTAACTCTCACCCACAATTTGACGGTATGGAAATCACTTTTGAGTGGGAGGATAAACAGCTTATCAGCGCTACTGCTAAAGTTTATCGTAAAGACCGGCGCTTCCCTAGCATAGCAACGGCGTATATGAGCGAGTATGGCAAAAAGACCCCCATATGGGCCACCATGCCGTCAGTGATGCTCTCAAAGTGCGCTAAGAGCCTAGCGATAAGAGAGGCGTTTATTAACGAGTTAGGAGGACTCTATACACAGGAAGAGATGCCTAGCGAGTTTGCTCCACCTAAGCCCTACGAGCCGCCACCAATAGATCACACGATCCATGGTGATGTCATAGAGGTTAGGCCGCCAAATACGCCCAAACCCAAGGCAGTAAAGACGTTTTATGACACTAGCAGCTTGGATGGAGACCAGCGTTTAGCGGCTGAGAAGTATTTAAAAAGCTGCCAGGCGGTGCAGATAACTGAAACAATTTGGAGGGCGCCTATCCGGCTAAACAGATTAACTCAGTGCATTACAGAGGATGTCAAAGATGTCACAGAAGACGAAAAGATTGATGCTGAGAAGTAAGTTAAGGAGGTGTGTGTATTATGCAAAGAAAGAGGAAAGTAAGAGCAAAGGTATCGTCATTCGGGAAACCGTACGATGCTTGCAGGGAGGGATTCCGCCGGTGGACGACTTACGTGGAGCCAGAAGCCCTGGAGCAAGTGAAGGGATTATCTCAGATACTAAACAAAACAACTTATGAGGTGGTAAATGAAGCGATCAAAGAATACGTCAATAAGCACCTCCGACGTTAAGAAGATAATCAATCGACTGATAGAATCGTTTAAAAGTGATGAACCTTTAAGCGTGTTTGAGCTTGGTCAAATTGATGGGCTTAGGTGGGTAATTGATTGTCTAGAGCAATTGGAAACCCCCAACGAGAATTAACTCGAAGGGGGCCTTTTGGAAATATATGAGGAGTTCAGAATATCAGAAGAAACGTAATTTTGTAAAGTTCAACCAAGTACTAAGTAACGTTGTATATAAATTAAGGAAAACCATGAATAAACCAGTGCAAAACTTTAGAGACAGAGGCGTAGATGTAGCGGTCTGGGAGACCAGAAACGGAGGTGTAAGCATTACCATTCGTAAGAGCTACAAGGACAAAGCTACCGGCGAATATAAGGAGAGTAAATATCTGTTTAAAGAGGACGCAGAACGGCTAATAGAGCTACTCAAACAGGCGGTGATCTATGCGTCCAATAGGTCGGCGCATAATGACGAGCATTTAGCTAGCGGCGGCTTTTTTAACCAGAAGGCAGCTCCAGCTAAGCACGAAGAAATAGATGTAGATGATATTCCATTTTAAAGAAGGAGAAAGAATATGAACGAGATAACAATCAACGGCGAAACATATAGAAAAGTTCAGCAAGTCTCACAGTATGCGCTAATCCGAACTTATTCGGCTGGCGTACATTTTGGAGTAATCGTAAATCGTGAGGGCAAGGAGGTTCATCTTAGGGACGCTCGTCGCATCTGGTATTGGGAAGGTGCAGCATCTTTATCACAGATGGCAGTTGATGGGGTTAGTAAGCCTGAAGATTGTAAGTTTAGCGTTACCGTCCCAGGGATTGTATTGACTGAAGCGATAGAGATCATTCCCTGCACTGAAAAGGCTACTAAATGCATATTGGAGGTGCCGGAATGGAAAGCATAAGTAATCTTTACGGCGACGGTAGCGGCAACGGTGACGGCTGCGGTGATGGTTGTGGCGATGGTCATGGCCACGGCCAAGCCAATGGCTATGGCTACAGCAACGGCAGCGGCTGCGGCGACGGTAGCGGCGACGGTTGCGGTGATAGCGATGGAGTAGGCAGCGGAGACGGGACAGGAGCATGATTAGCCTCCCTTACTCGTTTACGGATTTATTTCTAGCTATCAAAACAGCGGAGCTTAGGCAGTTTGAGGCTCAAGCTATGGGCTGCAAAGATAGGATGCCTCTAGCTTCAATCTTTGATGCGTTAGAGATTCACACCATAGGAGCTTTGGCAGAATTAAAGGTGGCGCATTGGCTAAAGTCTAATCAGGCTATGACTCATGCGACATTTAAAGATGCTGCAGATATTGGCAAAGATATAGAAGTTAGAGCTATCCGCAAGCGAGAAGGTAGGCTAGTGTACAGAGACAATGATGCCCCTGACAGGCGTTATATTCTAACCTACGTTAGCCGCAGTAATGTTGAATTGCTTGGCTGGCTAGAGGGATATAACGCCATAGAAATGGGCATCAGAGACAATCCTAGAGATGGCAAGCCAGCTTGGTTTGTTACTCAGGATAAGCTCTGGAGCATGGAAACATTCGAGAAGGAAATATATGATTAAAACAGTAACACTTAAAGACATCTTAACAACACAACCTTACAATTTTAACCCAAAACAGCACCTACCGGAGGACTGGTCAGGCAGCATTTTTGATTGGTTGTATGACGCACGATTCACTATAGAACAGCGCATACTTACAGCTACACAGTTTCCGATTGTTACTCCAGCGGTCGGCAATCTTTTTGCGCTATGGTGCCTTGATTCGGTCAAGGAATACTTAACGCCACGACAAGTTGAGTTTAGAAACTCATTAGAGAGTTTTATTACCGGCATGATTAGCTCAGATGATTTAGACAAGGTATGGAGTCAGGCTTGGGACTATGACGAGTATGACGAGCAGGAAACCTTTGGTATTATGCGGTGTATCGTAGAGTCTTTTAGAGGCGCTCTATGTCAGCAAGATCCAGGCATGTGTGCTTTCTGCGATATTAGAGACGCCCACAAGTACGTCGGTACCCTACAGAAGTTTGAGACTCAAGCACTAGAGAAACTAATAGAACTTTTTAGGGAGGTTGGAGATGAGTAATACACCTGAGAACTGGATCGAAATCTGCGAACGAGAAAGAAAAGAACATAAAGAGTGTGATTTAAAACGGCTTGCTGAATATGACGACAAAGCATGTTTTAACGTAAGTGAAGAGTTTAAAAGAGGTTATTACACTGCAAAGTCTTTTTATGGAGATATAAGTTTAACAAGGGGCGACTGTCTTGTTGTGGAAAGGGTTTGTGCGAGAAAGAAAGCAAAGGAATTGATAGAGGCAAGGCAAAAGATAAAAGATTTAGTCGATGAAGCTGAGTTCTACAGTAAGGCTATGTACGAAGTAGAGGCGCACTGGCTAACTCGCTGCGTCAGGTTTTGTCAAACCTTTAGCAATCGTGCGAGATATAAACTGCGAGATATTTATTATGGTGCTAGACATCTTGTAAGAGCAGTCTTACCACGTAAAAAGGGACGCAAGCCAGATTATCATAGTGCGCTGCACCAAACATTACAGGCGCATTTAAAGGAGAAGAAGAAGGAGACAAAAGATGAGTAAGACACCTGAAGAAATGGCAAGGCGTTACGCCGACGAAGAGTGCACTGGTAACGCTATGTATGGCGATGGGCTATATGCTGGCTTCCTAGCTGGCTACAAGGCAGCAGCGCCGCAATGGATTAGCGTGAAGGACAAGTCCCCAGAAATTAATCAGAGAGTTTTGCTTGCAACTAATGAAAAACGTTCGATTGTAACAGGGTATAGACTACCACCAGCCGGTAAAAACGAGCCTTGGTTCCATACGGATTTGGGATTGTGGTGTGGAACTGAAACCGTCACCCATTGGATGCCGCTACCTGAGTTACCGAAGGAGGAAGAATGAACGAGCAAGATAAGCAATTTTTAGCCTGTTTATGCGTTTGGTTAGACTGGAACGTTTATAAATCTTTAAGAGCTGCAAATAAGGATTGGGACGATAGCGAAAAGACATTTGAAGAAATGCGAGTCGAAGCTAAAGAGTTAGTAGAGGAATTTAATAAGCCGCCAAAGGAGGAGGAATGATTCACTGGGACGGAGTTCTTTTGTTGTGTGTGTGTATTTGGTTTTTCTACATGGGGAGATGGAGTAAATGAACGCAGATATACCGCTGAAGCAAGAGATTGCAGATGCTTGGTCTAAATATGACGGGCCAAGGGTATGCAGTAATTTAATCCCTGTATCAGATAGAACCCGTAGAGCTAGACCTAGTGAAAGATTAGGGACTACGCAGCGGCACTTTTTTGTCGTTGATGACAAAAATTACTTATTTAATGTTAATGACTATGCAAAGGGACGACCTATAGAATCAGCAAGACCAAGTAAAGCTGGTAACGCTATGAGAGCATGGCTGGCAGTGCAAGATTGGCAAACAAGAAAGACAAGATGACAAATTTAAGAGTCGAAGGAGGAAGAATGAAGTGGGATCCAGTTGATATTGCGCTTGTCATAAGTATCCTTATGGTGGGCATAATAGGTAGTAGCAGTATATTACTGCTTGTTGTTAAATGTTTGCTAGTTCACAAGGATATGATATGCCGCTAACAAAAAAGGGTCTTAAAATTCGTGCAGCATTAGAAAAGGAGTATGGCAAAAAGAAAGGCGAAGAAGTGTTCTACGCTATGGAGAACTCAGGCAAGATTAAAGGCGTAAAGAAGAAAAAGTCCAGTGACAAATAGTAGAGCCAAGGGCGCCGCAGGAGAAAGAGAGCTTGCAAACAAGCTAAAAGAGCATGGCTTTACAGCTAGGCGTACTCAGCAGTTTTGCGGTAAGGCTGGCGACTCTGATGTAGTATGCGAAGAGCTTGATAGTTATCATATAGAAGTTAAGCGAGTACAGAACCTTAACGTGGATAAGGCTATAGACCAAGCAACAAGAGATTGTGGTGACAAAACGCCTATAGTGTGTCACCGTAAGAATAATCGGCCCTGGCTGGTAACTATGTATATCGAGGACTTTTTAGCCTTGGTTAAATGCAAGACGAGACCCCCATTAAGCTAAGTGAACTAACAATGGAAGAGTCCAATGGGCATATCTGCCCTGAATACATTTTATGGCTTGCAGTTATTGATAGGGCTATTTCTGACTTATGCG